GCCCGTAGTTCGGGATCTGGGGCGGCTCGTGGAAATCGAAGCCCACCCCGTGGCCGACAAACTGACGCACCACCGAGAAGCCGTTGGCCTCCACCTGAACCTGGATGGCGTGATCAATAACGAGGGTCTGATCATCAGTACCACCACCTTTGACGATCCAGACGTCGACCCGCCCTACCCGATCCTGTACTGGAAGCCTGGAACGACTGAAGTCCTGGGCACCACGATCAATCCTGTTGATGGCCGCACAACGGATCCCAAGCTGTTTGGCACCGTCTTCACGCTGGCCAATACAACGACCAATAGCAGGGTCTACAAGGTCGAGACCTTGAGCTACACCGAGGATGGATTCGTTGAGATTGCTGGCAGCTATCAGCCGATAACTGCTGGCGGTGCCTTAGCTACGATGGTTTGGGACACCGACCATTTCGTGATCGAGGAGGGCTAGTGGCTGCAGTCGCGTTCCCTGCCTTGGTTCCGACCCGCAGGCAATACAGCCCTGGCATGTATCCGCAGCAGCAGTTTGTTGCGCTGAACGGTGCGACAACGACGCTGCGCTATGGCAACCGTCGTTATGACGCGGAGCTAAATCTGGCGTTCCAGAACATCACCGACGAAGAGAGCGCCCAGGTCTTGTCGTTGTACGAGACGACGATGGTCGCCGATGACTGGATCACATTTACCAGTTCTGATGTGGCTGGCGGGGCTGGGTCTTCTTTGGCTGCCTACATTCGAGAGGTAGGCGGCAGCGGGCTTCGTTGGCGCTTTGCTGATCCGCCGTCGGTTGACAGCGTGAAGCCTGGCCTTAGCTCTCTCACTGTGCGATTTATCGCCCGCCTCGATCCTGACTAGACATGAGCTACCTGAGCGGCAAAGACGGATCCATCACCTACAACGGCGTGAAGCTGGCAAAGGTTGCTAGCTGGACTTTGTCGTCCCAGGTCGAGGCGTTGGAGGTGACCAGCCTTGAGGATTTTGCAAGGGACTACACCCCAGGTCTGAAGACGGCGAGCGGCAGCTGCACGATTTGGATGTATGACGACGCCGCTACGGCGCTGCTGTCGAAGGTGATTCGGACTGACAACCCGACCGACGCTGACAAGCTGACGATGACGCTGGGCTTTGGAGCCAAGAGCGTGACCTTCACTTCGATGATCACTAACGCCGAGCTGGCGATGACGGTGGGTGAGGTGATGCAGGCTCAGATCCAGTTCAGCGTTTGCGGTGACATGACCTCAGTGGTGCTCTGATGGCTGTCATCCTTGGCAATTCTGGGATCGTTGAGCTGACCCGTAGCTCGATTGATGAGACGTTCACCAGTGACGTCAACCCTTCTGACGTCAACCCGACCAAGAACAGCTTCAGCTTTGATTTCCCACTTGGTCAGCTGCTGACAGGTGACCAGTTGGAGATCAAGGCAACCGATGGGGACACCCTTGATTTCATCACGGGTTGGACTTACCCCGATGGCAAGTGGTTTATCAATGTGGACCCTGTCGGTGGAATCCGCTTGTATGAAGACTTCGAGGGCGCGGTCAACGGCGAAATCACGGGCAGGGTTGACCTACAGCTGCCATCGCGTGACATCCCGATTGAGGTCAAAGTCCAGAACAGCTTCGCCCGGTGCTTGGCGGAGGTCACTGAGTTTGAGCTGAACACCAGCCGTGATGCTGTTGATGTCACGGAGATTGGCGAGGAGTTCCGCCAGCAGTTCGGCACGTTAATCAGCGGCAGCGGAACCATCGGCTGCTTTTTCGAGTATCAGCAGAACCCTTGCGGATCTGATGGATCCGTCACGCCTGAGCTGGCGCTCTACATGCACCAGCTAGTGATCAGGCAGCAGCTTGGCAGTGAGTTCAAAGCGCGGCTCTATCTCGTCAGGCGCGGCACTGGCTCAGGTGTCGATTTTGATGATGAAGTCTGGTATGAGTTCAACGCCTGGGTGACAAACGTGGCCATTGCGTTCGAGCCGACCCAGCTGGTGCGTTCCCAGATTCAATTCGTGACCAACGGACTGATCCAGCTCAAGGTCAAGACTGCCAGCAATTACCTGTTGCAAGAAAACGACGATCGGATCCTGCTAGAGCGCAACCAAGGCACTGGCTACCTCGAAGTCGAGCAGCAGGAGTAGTCAACTCAACGCTGCCTAAACTGGTTTTAGCTTTTAGGCCGCCTGGGGCGGGAGGGCGTCATCGCAGACCTACGCATTACAGATCTGCCGCCCATAGCGGAGGCGGACCTGCTTGGCACTGACCCCCTAGCGGTTGCCGATATTTCGGCGTCTGAGACTAAGAAGGTCACAGCAAAGGACCTCGTCCAGAAGGGCGTCAATGTCGTTGATGACGGCGTCATCCCTGGCGCGAAGCTTGTAGTTGATAGCGTTACCGCTGATCAGATCGCGCCTGATGCGATTGGCGAAAGCGAGCTAGCCAACGACTCTGTCGACACCCTGGCGATCAAGAACGGGGCTGTAGTAGACGAGAAAGTCGCGTTCGGTATTGATGGCGGCAAGCTAGCGACCGAAACGGTCGGAGCAATCAAGATCACTCCTAGCGCCCTGGATCGTGGGTTAGACAAGACCAGCGGCAGCATCGGCCACACCAACGCCATCGTGGCTGGTTCGGCCAATGGCACTGTTTATGACGCCCAGGGCCACATCACTGGCAGCACTCCGATCCTGCCGACGGAAGTGCCGATCGCCACAACAACTGATGTAGGCGGCGTCTACGTCCCAGCCAACTCTGGCCTTTCAATCGGCAATGATGGCGAGCTGGACCACAGCCAGAACGTCACCGCCAACACGATCAGCGGCCTGACGTTTAACGACACAGGGCACATCACCAACGCAGTGCCGCTGGCATCAGGCGACATCCCAACAGCTAGCCCAACAGTTAAGGGCGGCGTCATTGTCCCAGGTCCAATCCTGACCGTTGCCAACACTGGCGCGATCACCCACACCGATAGCGGCGTTTCAGCTGGCACCTACACCAAGGTCACGGTCAACTCCACAGGTCACGTCACGACCGGGGCGCAGCTTGTCGCCGCTGACGTGCCAGGGCTAGACGCCAGCAAGATTGTTTCTGGGCAGCTTGGCACTGCGTTTTACGCAGACAACAGCATCACCAGATTCAAGCTGGCTGATTACTCGATCTCTTACATCCAAGAGAGCCAGCCAACTGAGATTGACCCTGGCAGCATCGGGATGCTGTGGCTCCAAGAGTCCACAGCTCAACTGCGGATGTGGAATGGCAACAGCTGGTTTGCTGTTGGTCTTGGTCGCCTGGTCCAGGAAAACCTGCGCTGGGGCGGCCTGATTGATGCCAGCACAGGTCTGGTCACTGTTGTCACCCGCTTTGGTCTGAACGCTGGTCTGGCAGTAGGCGCACCGCTGCCAGATCCGATTGATCAGATCGGCGGTCTGTATGTCGTCATCGAAGTAGGCGGCAGCAACATCGGCCAAACGCCTGGCGTCAACTATGACGAGGGCGACTGGTGCTTGTGCGTTGACCAAGCAAACGGCTGGACCCGAATCGACACCCTCAGCGGTGGCGGCGGTGGTGCCCAGTTCCTCAATGACCTGCTGGACGTCAACATCACCAACGTTCAGGACGGCGACACGCTGGTATTTGATGCTGGCACGGGTAGGTGGGTCAATGTCTCCACGAACTCAGAGAAGGTCACGCTGATTGAGCCGTTCGACAATGTGCGAACGGTCTTCAATACGCCCCAGACGCTTACCACTCCTGAGAACCTGATTGTCAGCCTGGGCGGCGTCATTCAAGACCCTGGGGTCGATTTCACCATCCCAACGCCCAACCAGATCGCGTTTGCAGAAGCTCCGCCTGTTGGAACGGAGTACTTCATCTTGCAGGAGTCAACCGTCAGCACTAGCGGCGGGGGTGGGATAAGCCTGCCGCCTGGAACGGCAGCGGAGGAATACCTCCAGTGGGATAACACGCTAGGTAGCTGGCAGCCCAGTACTACCTTCAACGGAGGCACCTACTGATGGCTTTACTGACTCGCGCCAATTACGTCCAGCCGCTGCCTTTAACGACAGCTGATCGGGATGCTTACAGCCCGACTGCAGGCAATGAGGGGTTGTTGATTTACAACCTGACCGAGCTGAGGCTTGAGTATTGGACAGGCAGCGCTTGGGAAGCTGTTGGTTCTGGCAACGTGACGATCGACGGCTCCCAGCTGGTCGGGGAGATTGACGGGGG